GGGCTGGTCAAATAGTCAGGCTCGGGACATATGGCGACCCGTCGGCTGTTCCTGCCTATATTTGGGAAAGCTTACTAAATGATAGTAAGGGGCGCACGGGATACACTCATCAGCTCGGGGTAGATGGGGCAGATGTAAGGCCAGACCTTTGCATGGTTTCGGCTGATACATATGCACAGGCAGCCGAAGCATGGCAAAAGGGGTTCAGAACATTTAGGACTGTTCCAATTTTGGAAAGTAAAGAAAAGACCCTTGCCCAGATAGACCGTAAAAATGAGACCTTATGTCCAGCCAGTGAAGAGGCAGGATATAGGGTTACTTGTAAAGATTGCAAGCTTTGTTCAGGGGCAGGGATAAAGGCAAAAAATATCGTTATCCCTATGCATGACACAAAATCGGTATCTGCAAAACGCCGGCAAAACTTACAAATACAGGGGGCTTAATCATGGGCATGAATAAAAGCAAAAACTTTAAAACAATAAAACACTATTCCCATATGGTGAGCCATCATGTTGGACAGAAAATTTATATTCAATATGACCCGACCTATGCCCCCCATAGCTGGGGTATTGAAATAGACGGTTATACAATGTTCAACCAAAACCTGACAGGCTCGGAATTGATATTTTATCTAAGGGGCATATTGCAGGGGGCAGATTTTTTGAAAGGCAATAAACTATGAGAGACCTTTTAGCTGATATATTCGCATGGGTTATCCTGATAATTATTTACCTGATAATCTGGACATCCAGACAATCCCAGCAATAAAATCAGAAAGCCCCCGAGCAATCGGGGGTTTTTTCTTGACCAAATTTTTAAAATCCAGGCAAAATCACTATCATTGTTACCGCCACATAAATAAAAAAATATACTTACTATTACTTTAGCCCTTGAATTATGTAAGTATAGCCCCTATATAATAATTAAGTCGAAGAAACCGACTTTAAAATAAACTGAAAAGGAAGTTAATCATGACCACATCTCACTGGGAAAATATCCCTCATGCACCACCTTATTAGGAGCAAATGAAAAATGGAAGAAACCAAATTCGCATTAATCATCAGTGGTTTTTTTACCATCGAAGTGTTACAAACAGGCGTGTACTTGAAAATAGGAAATAACGACTGGTTTTTGGAGAGATAAATGAAAAACAAAAGAACGGTCAAATACCAAAAGAGTATGCAATCAACTAGATTAAATAGAAGCGTCTCAAGCTGTGGGATTACTTCCCCACCTAGAAGGTAAAAATGGAACATCTTAACTTCAAGAAAGTATTGGAACAGTTTTACAATTTGTATCCAGCAATGCCTACCACATATGTACTAACATTTATGTGGGTTGCAGAAAACGAAGGCAAACATCAATACGACCTAGAGCAATATCTAGGGCTTTCAAATGCAACAGCATCTCGCTGTATTAAATGGTGGGGCATATGGAAAGATAAAAAGAAACAGACCGCTGGCTTGGAGTTTATAAAATCATATCCCGACCCAGCAGATGAGAGATACAGGGTTGTTAAACTAACAAAAGCAGGAAGAGCCTTTTATGAAAGAGTATTTACCAGCTAACACACACGGCCTTAATTACCCAGAAGCGAGGGGCTTCCTGCTCTTCGCAGCTGGGGAGGCAGAGTGGGAAGGTGATGATTATTTGGCTGAAGACTTACGGATGCAAGCGGCTTACTACATTGCTAGGTATCCAGAAGCAGATAGAGAGTATGCAGTTCAATGTTACTCACCTCACTTCGATAATAAATATTGGAACAGTTGGAGACATAGACATGGCGAGACAGCGTGGGAATTCATGGCTAGGCGACGTAAAAACATCAACAAAGCGCATCAGGAAAAGCTTCACAAGCCAACAGGAAGCTGAATTATGGGAAGCTAGCCTCAAGCTAGCAATAGCCCGAGGTGAGTCTATTGGTGACGAGGGGGTACTGCCAAGTGTAGAGACCTTCAGTCAGTATGCTAAACGTGTTCACGCAATTTTGTGGGGCGAGACACTGCATGGTACAAAGGTCATTAATCAGTTGGCTGAGATAGCAGACATAGTAAACGACTGTCCTATATCACAGATTGACGACCAGCATATCGAAGACATTGTTACCGCCCTGAAAGAGAAACGTAACGCTGATGCTACAATCAACCGTAAACTAGCATCACTGTCTAAGCTTCTGACACAGGCAAAGAAGACCAAGATACTAGCAGATAAACCTGACATCCCTCGCTTTAAAGAAGGTAAGGGAAGACTTCGCTTCTTATCCAAAGAGGAAGAAGTCAGGCTGCTGGATAAGCTTGAGTTTCTCAGACCAGCCTTTGCTGACTTTACAGCCTTTCTAATCGATACAGGCTTTCGTTTTGGTGAGGCACTCAAGTTCACTTGGAATGACTACCACGATGGCAAGGTGACCCTGTGGCATACCAAGAGTAACACACCTCGCACCGTACCGCTTACCCAGCGTTGCCGTGAGATACTCGAGCGTTGCCCAAAGGATACCCAGTATCCCTTCGGTCACATCAACCGTAACACTTACCGCACAGTGTTTGAGAAGGCACGGGCTATGGCTAACCTAGACGAATCTGTTATCCCTCATTCCATGCGTCATACCTGTGCATCACGGTTGGTTCAGTCAGGTGTAGACATCAGGCGTGTACAGGTTTGGCTAGGCCATAGCACCATAGCTATGACCATGCGCTACAGCCATTTAGCACCTGATGATCTAGACGTTTGTCTTGAAGCTTTGGAGCAAGGATGATAGTGTGCCATTTAGTGGGTCACAGTGTGCCATATGTGGCACATCATCATGGGGGCATGGTGAAATTGGTAAACACACAAGACTTAAAATCTTGCGGCTGAACAAGCCTTCCCAGTTCAAGTCTGGGTGTCCCCACCATTTTCCACAAGAGTCTTAAAATCCCAATAGACTCCCTTACACATCCCTAAACATCCTCTAGCCCTTGTATATCCTACAGGGGCTGGACGTTATCCTATTACTTACGCATCCACAGGAGACTTGTATGCCGAGGCACACCGTATCTGAACTTACAACACCCACTAGAAGGGAACAGGAGAACCCAAGTATGAATACTGAGTATAACAATGAGTTAAACTGGAATATTGATACTAGTAACGTCTTACTACAGGAAAAAATAGAAGAAGATATTTATACTAGTGCTAATACAAGAATGACTAAAGATAACTTAGAGTCTAACTCTAGGGGTGCATGGTCTGAGAGTAAAATTGGCTCAAGATATGTATCTTCTGCACAACATAAGTTTACTGAAGCCCTAGTCTCGTTTCTGTCTAGAAAGAGTGGGGGTCGTGGTGCAAGGGCTGCTGAGTATCTCAGACAAACAGGGTTGAACCCAGAGGTTATCTCATACCTTTATGTCAAACAGGTATATAACCTTATACCCTTGTTTTCGTCTAAACCAATCAAGCGCACAAGCTTCTGCATTAAATCTGTCGATGCTATCCATACAGAGTGGCGTTTATCTTTCTTTGGGTCTGTCAAGGAACGCAAGAACCTACTCGACAAGATAACTAAGGACATGGACAAGCGTACATACCCAACGTCTTGGCGTATGCGTACCTATCGGATGTATTTCGATGCTGAACAAGTCGAATGGCGTGGTTGGTCTCAGCGAGAGTGTCTACTCATTGGGTATGCACTTATGACGCTGTTTATGGAGGCTACAAAGCTCATAGAGGCAGACCACACCAAAACTTATGTCTTACCTGCCCAAGAGCTGGTGGATCACGTTGAGCAGACCTGTAAGCGGTCTGTGCTGGATTTCACATTATACTTGCCAATGGTCGTCAAGCCTCGAGCTTGGTCTGCTGAGTATAACCTGTTCAAGGGTGGATACATGAACCGAGGTAGGGTTAAAAAATACAGCATCATAAAAGGTGCTGGTAAGAGGGATGTCGAGCGTATGCTACGGATGGATTGGGAGCGTATCCTGCCACCCATCAACGCCATACAGGAGACCCCTTGGCGTGTTAAGCGTCGCATGGTGGATGCTTTAGATTATGTCTTCAATGAGCTGGGAGGTGACCGTGGAGGTCTACCGACAGTAGATGCAATCGAGCTTCCACCAAAGCCACCCAAGTATGACACCGATGAAGAAGTACGCAAAGCTCACAACAAAGATGTATTTCTCATCCGTGACCAGAACCGTCAGGATATCTCGAAGAGACTGTCGGTTGTCTTCACGTTGTCTATTGCTCGGAAGTTTCAGCAGTTTCACCAGATATTCTTTCCGCATAACTTGGATGTACGGGGTCGGGCATATCCATTGCCAGCCTTCCTAAACCCACAGGCAGCAGACTTTGGTAAATCAATGCTGGAGTTTGCTGACGGTGTAGCCATAGAAAATATGGAGCAAGCTGCTTGGCTGGCAGTAGCTGGGGCAAACGCATGGGGTAACGACAAGGTATCTCTGCAAGACCGAGCTGATTGGGTTGTGGCAAACGAGGAATGGATTATTGAGTGTGGCAGGGATTGGCGTAACAACCAGCAGTGGTTGGATGCTGATGAGCCTTTCATGTTCTTATCATTTGCTATGGAATGGGCAGACCTGATTGAGGCTGACAAGCGTGGTGAGGTGTTCTATTCACACTTCCCCTGTCATGTGGATGCCACTTGTTCTGGTTTACAACATTACTCAGCAATGCTCAGGGATGAGGTTGGTGGCAGATCAGTAAACCTAATCCCAGGATTAGACCGTCAGGATATCTATGCAGATGTAGCTGAGGTCACCAAGCGGATGCTGGTAGCTGACGGTTCGCCCGAGGCAATGCTCTGGATTAATTTTGGTGTAGACCGAAAAATGACTAAGCGTCAGACAATGGTCATACCCTACGCTGGTAAATTCAGCAGTTGCATGACCTACACTCGAGAAGCCTATGTCGAAAAGCTCAAGGCTGGACATCAGCGGCTCTGGGATGCCAAGCAAGATGGTGAGATGGTAGTCCTACTGTCTAGATATATCTGGGCAGCCATTGATGAGGTTGTAGTGAAGGCCAAGGTTGCTATGGATTGGCTGTCTTCTACAGCTCGAGAATGGACAAAGTATCATAACAAGCTGGAATGTTCTGTTTACGACAAGCGGATGACATGGACGACACCTGATGGATTTCAGGTTGTACAGTACAGAGCATCACAGAAGAAAATGCGACAGGATACTTACATGAACGGAAGGGTTAACTTAACGTATTATAATGAGACCTCTAATTTGGATGCAAAAGATATGGCACTGTCTGTCGCCCCTAATTTTGTACATAGTCTCGATGCTTGTCATCTTCGTATGGCTGTACTTGCTGGCACAGGAGTTGGCATTGGTAGCTTTGCTATGATTCATGACAGCTTTGGTGTCCATGCTGCACATATGCCAGACTTTTTGGAAAAGTGTGTGAAACCAAGCTTTATAGATATGTATGTAACAAGAGACCCTCTCCATGAGTTATATGAGAGCTTACCTTTTGAGCATGACATACCGCCAAGCAAAGGCTCACTAGAAATCAACGGAGTATCTGACAGTGAATTCTTCTTTTCTTAATCCTTACAGATACAAGAGCCTTAACTTACAACACCCACTAGAAGGAAACCTTCGGAAATGACTCAAATGTTCGACCAATTACATCCCGTGGTAGAGATTATTCGCTCTGCCTACAATCAAAGAGAGACCCTCAACGGGGTCACTCAACAAACCTTCGAGCGTCTTTATCCAGCCTTGGCTGCTCAGGACGCTTACACTTGTGAACACTTTCTACAGCGGCTCTACGATGACATCTAATGTGATTAATTTCAAATCCTATTGGAAAAAGAAAACTGAACAGACGGATATCACACTAGCCAATCTGTACGAAGTTTACGACGACACCCACGACAACTGCATCCCAACGATGATGGGCTACCTAATTGAAGATGACAAATTCATGCTCATGCAAATCAGAGAAGCTACAGAAGAGGATGTTAAAGCTGGAGAAGTTCCTGATAAGGACGGTCTTATAGCTCAGTCCGTCGTGTTAACCCAGCGTCAGCTACAATTTATATCAGCTTACGCTACAACATTTTACCTGATTGAGGATTTAGATGAAGTATCTGAATGAAAAAGGTGGAAAGTATTCTGGCATGACTATGACGGGTAAAGCACATTACCCTCGGTTGATTAGACCAGATACTAAATTCAACAGCCTTGGTGTTTACCAAGCAGACATTCGCGTTCCTGCTGAGGAAGCGAAAGATTTAATGCAGGAGCTAGCTTCAGTCTACAAAGAGTGGACGGGCAAAGCTCCAAATAAAGCTGACAATTTCATGTGGAAAGAAGACCTCGACGAGGACGGTAACTCCACAGGCGATGTCTTGTTCAAGTTAAGAGTTAAAAACTTTGAACGTGATGGAGAGGTTGTGCAGCGTCGTCCCAAGATTTTCTTCCGCAACGAAGATGACAAAACTGAGAACATTGGTGGCGGCTCAAGCATGAAAGTGCAGTTCCAAGTGTATTGCTGGACTGCAAGTCAAAAAGGCGTATCACTTCAGCCTCTCAGCGTATTGATTGAGGAAGTGGTCGAATACGAAAGCGCAGGAGGCAACCCGTTTGGAGTTGGCTCAGAAGCATCTTTCGAGATACCAAAACAAGTTAGGGAAACCGATGCCGACACTACGCAGGAAGAAGCAAACGACTTCTTCTAATGCTGGCGGTTGGGCAAATAAAACTGGAAACGGTTTTAGATCAGGGCTTGAGGAACGTATAGCTCAAGAGCTGATCGAACGTGGTGTAGACTTTGAATATGAGCGGATGAAGATTTCTTATCTACGTCCTGCAAAACAAGCAAAATACACCCCCGACTTTGTTTTACCTAACGGTATCATTATAGAGACCAAAGGCCGTTTCTTAACGGCTGACCGTCAGAAGATGCTTTTAGTGAAAGACCAGCACCCTGATTTAGATATCAGGTTTATCTTTTCAAACGCAAACCAAAAAATATCCAAGCAGTCAAAGACAACTTACGGAATGTGGGCAAAGCGTAATGGCTTTCCATTTTCCAACAGTGAGCTGCCTTTGAATTGGCTAAAGGAGTGATATGGAAGAGTCTCAGTTTAACAATCACGAACCGTGTCCGAGCTGTGGCTCTAAAGATAATTTAGCTAGGTATGACGATGGACACGGTTATTGTTTTGGATGTGGATATCATGAGCAAGAAAAACCCAGTGGCGAAAAGTCTTGGGCTGCCCCGTTATCGACCTCAGAAGACGAAGGTGAAGACCAAGTATTCAAGGTCACGGGCGAAACAAGAGCTATTGCGTCAAGGCGTATCACCGAGGAAACCTGTGCTAAATGGGGATATAAACTCGGTGATTACTCTGGCACACCAGCTCACATTGCTTACTACTATGACAAAAAGCGTCGGCCTGTTGCCGCCAAGGTACGCTACCCAGATAAATCTTTTGTCTGGATAGGTGACTCTAAAAGCGTTGGTCTCTACGGAGATTGGCTCTGGCGTGACACAGGTAAGATGATAGTGGTGGTCGAGGGGGAGATTGATGCCCTCTCGGTAAGCCAACTGCAAAACAACAAGTACCCTGTAGTTTCTGTCCCCAACGGTGCGGCAGGAGCTGTACGGTCTGTAAGAAAAAATATCAGCTTCTTTGAGAAATTTGAGAAGACGATATTTATGTTTGATAATGACACTGCTGGGCAGGATGCAATGCATGAATGTGCAAAGCTCCTATCCCCTGGTAAGGCTCATATCGCACAGTTACCCCTGAAAGATGCCAGTGATATGTTAGTTGCTGGGCGTGGCTCAGAGGTAATCGATGCTATCTGGGGTGCAAAACAATACCGCCCTGATGGTATCGTTAATGCTGCTGACCTCTGGGATACAGTGAGTGGCAGTAATGAAAGCTTCCGAGTACCTTATACATTTGAGGGTTTGAACAAATCCACTCATGGGATTGGTCTCAGAGAGCTTACAACTATTACCGCTGGGACGGGCGTTGGAAAGTCAGCGTTTGTCCGAGAGATAGCCTACGACCTCTTGATGAATAAAGATATGACGGTGGGCATGATGATGCTCGAGGAAGGTCTGCGTCGCACGATGCAGGGTATACTCGGTATCCACATGAACAAAGTCCTTCATGTTGATTCAACAATAGACGAAGGCGAACTGCGTAAGTCTTTTGACGCTGTAACTAAAAATAACAGATTACACCTATACGACAGCTTTGGGTCTACTGACCCCGATGTGCTTATAGAGAAGCTCAGATATATGGCTGTAGGTTTAGGATGTAATTTTATTGTCTTTGACCACATATCAATCGCTATCGCAGGACTAGATGTCGATGACCGTAAGGCACTCGATATCATGGTCACAAAACTACGCTCACTTGTCGAAGAGACAGGCGTAGGTATCCTCATGGTCGCACACTTGCGTCGCCTTGAGGGTAATAAAGGCCACGAAAATGGAGTTACGACTAGTCTTAGTCATCTCCGTGGTTCGCAATCAATCGCCCAAACCTCTGATGTAGTTATTGGCCTCGAGAGAGACCAGCAAGGTGAGAACCGTAATACAACTACAGTTCGCATTTTAAAAAATCGCTTCAGCGGTATCACGGGCGAGGCTTGTAAGCTTCTTTATGACGAAACTACAGGTCGCTTAACAGAAGTAACGGAGGCTACCCAGCATGGAGACATCTACTGATGATGTAATATTCGAGATGGCAGAAGTGACATCTTTACTAGCAGTAAAAAATCCAGATTGGGAATGCTTACATAGTTTCTTCTTACAGCAAGCACAATCCCTTGAACATAACGGATGGAAGAAAAGGAACGGCATGACACAACATGATAAAATCCTAAAACATATGCGTACAGCAGGGTCAATTTCAGTACGGGAAGCTATGAACGACTATAGCATCCATAAGCTTGCTACTCGCATCTCCGAGCTACGCAGTTCTGGTCATAATATTGAACACAAGGTTCAGTATCACCCAGTTACAGGTCAGAAATATTACCGCTACAGCCTAGCGGTTTAGACACAGGAGAAGTGGATGCGTTTGGTATTCGACCTTGAAAGCAATGGGCTACTGGATCAGCTAGACCGTATCCACTGCCTCTGTCTTAAAGACATAGACACCCAACAAACATATAGTTTTGCACCTTCTGAGGTGGAAACTGGTGTCAAGATGCTGATGGAAGCTGACCTAATTATTGGTCATAACGTCATTAGCTTTGATATCCCTGCCCTTAAAAAGGTGTACCCGTGGTTTAAGATTAGAAAGTCACGGGTTCGGGACACTTTAATTATGAGCCTGTTGCTATACCCTGACCTCAGTGACCGTGATCAGCGTTTAGTAGCCACCGATGAGAGCTTCCCAAAAAAGTTAATTGGAAGGCATCGATTGGAGGCATGGGGTTATAGGCTAAAGTGTTTCAAAGGTGAGTACGAGGGCGGTTGGTCTGAGTGGTCACAAGAAATGCAAGACTATTGCGATCAGGATGTGGAGGTCACTGATAGACTGTGGACGCTTATCGAGTCCAAAGGTGTAGACCCTGTTGCTACCGAACTTGAACATCAGGTTAAGTGGGTGATTGCAGAGCAGGAGCGTTGCGGTTTTCCTTTCGACGAGGACGCAGCGGAACACCTAAAGAAGACGTTGAACAAACGTCGTGCTGAACTCGAAGCAGAACTTCAGGACACATTCCCTCCTTGGGAGCAGGAGCTAGGTCTCTTTACACCTAAGGTAAACAACAAATCCCGTGGTTACGTCAAAGGCGTACCCATAATGAAAACTAAGACTGTTGTCTTTAATCCAGGCTCTCGAATGCATATTGAGTCTAGGCTGAAGGCTATCCACGGCTGGAAACCATCTCAATACACAGAGGATGGAAGAGCCAAGGTGGATGAACGTGTACTCTCTAGCCTACCTTATAAAGAAGCAAAGCTACTCAGCGAATATCTGATGCTACAGAAGCGTATCGGTCAGGTATCTGATGGGGCTAACGGCTGGCTGAAAAAAATACAGGCAGGAAGAATACATGGTCAGGTTATTACTAATGGTGCTGTTACAGGCCGTGCAACGCACAGGTCACCTAACGTAGCCCAAACCCCTGCTGTCTATGTCCCCTATGGTAAGGAGTGTCGCTCTTGCTGGACTGCATCAAAAGGCCGTGTGCTTATCGGTGCTGATGTGTCTGGTCTCGAGCTTCGTATGCTTGCTAACAGAATGTGGCGGTATGATGAAGGGGAATACTCTAAGGAGGTCGTGGATGGAGATATTCACACCGCAAACCAGACCGCAGCAGGACTGCCAACAAGGAATGATGCGAAGACTTTTATCTATGCGTTTCTGTACGGTGCTGGCGATGCTAAGATTGGTAGTATTATCGGCAAGGGTTCGTCTGCTGGAAAGAAGATTAAAAATACATTCTTCGATAAAGTACCAGCTCTTAAAAAACTTGTTCAGGCTGTTAAAAAGGAAGCTGAAAGTAAAAGCTACCTGATAGGTCTGGACGGAAGACAGCTACATATCCGAGCTGTTTTCGCATCCCTCAACACTTTACTACAGTCAGACGGAAGTTTGGTCTGCAAGCAGTGGCTCGTAGAGGTAGACAAAGAACTACGCTCTAGAGGGTATCAAGATAAATGCCAGCAAGTTGCATGGATACATGATGAACTACAGTTCGACTGCGAACCAGATATCGCAGAAGAATGTGGTCAGCTCATTGTGGATTGTATTGCTCGAGCTGGTGAACACTTCAATGTCAAAGTACCGCTAACTGGTGAATACAACATCGGTGCGAACTGGGCTGAGACACATTAGGAGAACGCATGGCAACGAATACACTCCTCGTTGACGGGGATATCGTGGCCTTTCAAGCATCAGCTTCTCTGGAACAACCTACAAAGTACGATGAAGATACTTGGATACTCTGGGCATCTGAATCTGACACAAAAGCAAAATTCGATGACATGATGTCCACTCTGATTGAAAAGTCAGGGTGTGCGGATGCCATCGTTGCTTTCACTGATAAGGTTAACTTCCGCAAAGAACTTGATGCTGAATATAAGGCCAACCGAGCTAAGACCAGAAAGCCTATGCTTCTGCCCTTGCTCAGAGAATACTGCCAACAAAGATATCGGACACTAATTTATCCTCGTCTAGAGGCTGATGATGTGCTGGGTCTTTGTGGAACATACGAACCTCTTTTTGAAGAGTGTGTCATCTACAGTATCGATAAGGATTTAATGCAAATCCCTAGCCGACATTTAGTTGATGATGAAATCGTCGAAGTGACAACCGAACAGGCTGACCGCTTCTTCCTTAAACAAGTCCTTACAGGTGACCGAGCTGATAACTATGCAGGATGCAAAGGTATTGGTGAGAAGAGAGCTACTGCTATTCTTGATGAAGACCCGACATGGAATGCTGTCGTCAAGACATATGAAAAAGCAGGGCTAACCGAAGAGGACGCAATACATCAGGCTCGTCTAGCCCGTATTCTCCGTCATGGAGAGTACGACATGGACAGCCAGCGTGTTAAATTGTGGAGTCCAAATGTCTGAAGACAATGTTAACAGCCCAAGCCATTACACAAATGGCTCAATCGAAACATGGGACTACATACTCGATGTGCAAGGTGATTTTATAGCCATGCATACCGCCCATGCCCAAATTCTTAAATACACAGGCTCACGCCTCTGGAACAAGAACAACCCCCTACAGGATGCTCAGAAAGCACTTTGGTATCTCAAAGAGATGATACGTCTGATGAAAAAAACTGAGGGGGTAAACTGGTGATGCGTGATGTTAGCCGTGAAAGTAAAGTAGCGTCATTCCATAAAGCTATGGAAATGAAAAGAAAGGTGAGCTTCGACACCAAGAAGCAAACCGCACAAGAACTAATCGACTTTATCCATATGAGGATGAGTTTGATTCAAGAGGAAGTCCTCGAATTAAAAGAGGCATCCGATCATATATGTATGCGACTAAGCAACAATGACACAGTCGCTATATCTGAAAAAGCCCACTTACTGAAAGAACTAGCTGATGTTCAGTACGTTGTTTCGGGCTTTGCCGATGCCTTCGACCTTCCTATACAGCCAGCGTTCAACCGAGTGCATGACAGCAATATGTCTAAATTAGTGGATGGAAAACCAGTGAAGCGTGAGGACGGCAAAGTTCTCAAAGGCGAAAACTATAAACCCCCCTATTTGGAAGACTTGGTAGAATAATGGCATTTAAATCTAATAACAATCCGATGTTCCGATCTAAATTTAGTGAGGACATCTTCAATCACAAATACGCACACGATGGCTGTGAGACTTGGGCAGACTTAGCAAAGACACTTGTAAAAGATGTTTGTACTGAGATGTCTGAGTCAGATGCAGCTCAACTCCAACAATACATCACAGAACTGAAGTTCATTCCTGGTGGTAGGTATCTATATTACGCTGGTCGTCCAAACAAATTCTTCAACAACTGCTATCTATTGAAAGCAGAAGAGGATACCCGTGAGGATTGGGCAAACCTGTCTTGGAAAGCTGAGAGCTGCCTGATGACAGGTGGTGGAATTGGTGTCGATTATAGTGTTTACCGTCCTGCTGGGGCTACCATCAGTCGAACTGGTGGTCAGGCTTCTGGCTCTGTAACCAAGATGAATATGATTAATGAAATTGGTCGCAGGGTTATGCAAGGCGGTAGTCGTCGGTCTGCTATCTATGCATCCCTTAATTGGAAGCATGGTGATGTTCAGGATTTTCTGAAAGCAAAGGACTGGCAATCAATGCCTGTAGGTAGCACAGGTAAATCCCTCTGGGATATCAAGCAAGAAGACTTCAACTTCCCTGCTCCGTTAGACATGACGAACATCAGTGTAAATTATGACACTGAATGGCTGTTAGAATACTGGCGAACTGGTGAGGTGGGAGATGTCTTCAAAGAAAATGTACGTCAAGCACTAAAATCAGCAGAGCCTGGATTTAGTTTCAATTTCTTTGATAAAGAGAAAGATACACTGCGGAACGCTTGTACGGAAGTTACGTCAGCCGACGATTCAGATGTATGTAACCTTGGTAGCATTAACTTAGGTCGCGTCGATGATATTGAAGAGTTTCGCAATATTGTAGACCTTGCAACCAAGTTTCTGATCTGCGGCACGTTACAAGCAAAACTTCCATATAGAGCTGTCTATGAGACACGGGAAAAGAACCGTCGTCTTGGTCTAGGCTTGATGGGTATGCATGAGTGGCTAATCAAGAAAGGTTACAAATATGAAGTTACCCCTGAACTACACCAGTGGTTATCTATATATAAAGGACAATCTGATAAAACTAGCAAAGAATTTGCAGATTATTTATCAGTATCCCGTCCAGTTGCAAACAGGGCGATTGCTCCTACTGGGAGTATTGGTATTCTCGCTGGCACAAGCACTGGGGTAGAACCTATATTTGCAGTGGCGTACAAGCGTCGATACCTCAAAGGACAAAATCGCTGGCATTATCAGTATGTCGTAGACTCCGCTGCACAAGAACTCATCGATATGTATGGGGCTGACCCAGAAAATATTGAGTCATCTCTAGACCTCGCTGAGGACTATGAGCGTCGCATGATGTTCCAAGCAGACGTACAGGATTACGTTGATATGTCCATTTCATCCACCATTAATCTTCCCTCATGGGGTAGTTCTCTAAACAACGAGGATAAAGTAGATGATTTCGCTAGCACTTTGGCATCCTATGCCCATCGGCTCAGAGGGTTTACAGTATACCCCGACGGTGCGAGGGGAGGTCAACCATTGGTCTCTGTTTCGTACTCTGAAGCAGTGGACAAGCTGGGTACTGAGTTTGAAGAGGGCATCGAAACCCATGACATCTGTGACATAAGTGGCACGGGAGGATCATGCGGTGTCTAAGCTACCTGTCGTGGAAGCAAACCTCTTAGATTATGTCGAGAGGATGTTTCCTAACCAAGCCCCAAGTTTAAGTGATAATGAGAAGACAGTCTGGTTTAAGGCTGGAGCTGCATCAGTCGCTTCACACTTACGGGCTGTTCATGAACAACAGAATGAAAATATTTTGGAGAATTATTGATGTGTATGTCATCACCAAAACCTCCTCAGCCAAAACCCCCTGCACCGCCTCCTCCACCTCCTCCAGTATTGGATCAAGGCGCACCTACAGAGGCTACATCGGCTGATGAAAATCGTAAGAAGCGAACAAAGGCTAAACAGGCTGGAGGGACTAAACCATACAGAACAGGCTCACTGTCCATCGCTGGCGGTAGTGGTTCTGCTGGAAGCTCTTCAGGTGGCGTAGGAGTCTAATACAATGCACGACGGTAAGACTTGTGCAGGAAGATACGAGCAACTTACTGTTGAGCGTGAAATGTTTCTTAACCGAGCTAGAGATTGCTCTGAGGTAACGATACCAACTCTCGTTCCTCCGAGTGGTCATAGCTCGGCTACAGAATACAAGACACCTTACCAAGGTATTGGGGCTAGGGGTGTAAATAACCTAGCCTCAAAACTATTGCTCTCCCTCCTGCCCCCAAACTCCCCATTTTTTCGTCTTCAAGTAGACGACCAAACCCTCCTAGAACTCACAGGACAAGAAGGTGCTAGGGCTAAAGTAGAAGAAGCCCTCAACCAGATTGAACGGTCTGTTATGACCGAAATAGAAACATCTGGTCTACGTTCACCTATCTTTGAAGCACTCAAACATTTGATTGTTGCTGGCAACGTCCTAGTATATCTCCCCAAAAACGGTGGCGTCCGTGTATACCGCCTAGATAATTACGTTGTTAAACGTGACCCCTACGGTAATGTCCTAGAGATAATTACCAAAGAAGAAGTATCCCCTGCTGTTCTCGAAGAAAAAGAACTCGAGGCTATAGGTAAGACACCTGATACTGAGATGAAATCTGAATATGGCAATAAGGTTGCTCTATATACTCATATGTATTTAGACGGTAACCGCTGGCGTATGTATCAAGAGATTAAAGGACAAATCATTCCTGACTCTGGTGGTAGCTGGCCTATAGACAAAGCACCCATGCTAGCTCTGCGCTGGACACGGATTGATGGCGAGGACTATGGACGTTCATACGTCGATGAGTACCTTGGTGACCTGATAAGCCTTGAAGGGCTATCTAAGGCCATTGTAGAGGCATCCGCAGCATCTTCTAAAGTTCTATTTTTAGTTAACCCTAACGGGACAACTAGAATGCGTGACATTGCTCAGGCAGAGAACTGTGCGATTGTGTCGGGTAATGCTAACGAGGTATCTGTCCTACAGACTGAAAAGTACGCTGATATGCGTGTGGCTTACGATACAGTTAAAACCATCACAGAGCGTTTATCTTATGCATTTTTACTTAATAGTGCGGTACAGCGGTCTGGTGACAGGGTAACAGCAGAAGAAATTAGGTATATGGCTGGTGAGCTGGAAGATGCTCTTGGCGGTGTTTACTCGATTATGTCCCAAGAATTCCAGCTACCGTTGGTCAACCGACTAATGGATAGAATGACCAAATCAAAGCGTCTACCAGCATTGCCAAAGGGTATTGTCAGACCAGCTATTGTTACTGGTCTAGAAGCCTTGGGTCGGGGTCATGACTTAAATAAGTACAATACTTTCCTTACTGCCCTTCAGCCAATGGGTGCAGAAGCGATTGCTCAGTACATGAACGTCGGGGACTACATCAAACGTATTGGTACGTCATTAGGTATTGATATGGATGGTCTGGTTAAAGATGACGAACAGATTGCTCAAGAACAACAACAAGCCATGCAAGCTCAACAGCAGATGATGGCTAACGAAACAGTCGGGCGTATGGCTGAAAAAGCTACGCCTAAAGCTATGGAAATGGCTGAACAAAGGATGAATGATGGCAACGGAAACGGTTAATATCCAACCCGAAGAACATAATCCATCACTCGAGGAACAGGCTGCGCTTCAAGACGAGGCGCAGTCATCTTCTGGTGAGGAAAAAATATTAGGTAAATTTGATTCATACGAGGAACTAGAAAAAGCCTATGAGGAATTACAATCTGACTACACACGAAATCGCCAACAGGACACGGGCGAGAGTGATGAGAGTAATACTCAAGAGGAATCTGAAGAGATCGCTCGTGAAGCTGTACAACAAGCTGGTTTAGACTTTGATGCACTAAGCAACGAATTTTGGAATAATGAAGAACTTAGTGATGCTTCTTACGATAAGCTACAGGAAGCTGGTATTCCAAAGGAACTCGTCGATAGTTACATCGAAGGTCAACAAGCGTTGTTATCATCTACCACATCACAGGTATATGACACTGTGGGCGGTGAATCACAGTATAATGATATGACATTGTGGGCTTCAGATAATCTGTCAGATGAACAGATTGATGCCTTCAATATAGCAGTTAACAGCGGTGACATGGGTCAAACCATGTTTGCTGTTCAAGGTCTGAGGTCAATGTATGAATCTCAGAATAGTAATGAACCAGCCCGTAGTTTGGCTGGATCAGTAAGACAGTCCAGTGATGCTTATTCTAGCCTAGCTCAGATGAAAGCAGACATGGCTGACGCACGTTACAGCAACGACCCAGCATTTCGCGAGTCTGTGGCTCAAAAGCTGTCACGTTCAAACATATTGTAAAGGAAATTAGGATGTCGTCTCGGGATTATAAACAGGAATATGCCGATTATCATTCCAGACCAGAGCAGAAGAAACGCAGAGCTGGTAGGAATACTGCTAGGCGGTTGATGATACGGAAAGGTCTCGCCCGTAAGGGTGATGGTCGAGATGTGCATCATAGAGATTCTAATACGCTCAATAACAATCCTAATAACCTTGCAATGATGTCTCAGAATAAAAACCGAGGCATCAAGACCTAAAGAAAACAGACCATTGGTACTTTCTGGCTCTCTGCGGAGAACAACCTAAAAGGAAAGGTGGCGAGTAATCTGAGGTTAACCCCTTAATTTTAACTCGTACATGAGGTACACAAAATGGCTAATGCTACTCCCTCGCGCTTAGGCGCAAATAATGGCGGTTCGGATAAAGACGAACTGTTTCTCAAAGTCTTCTCTGGTGAAGTTCTGACTGCATTTGAGCAGCAGTGCGTTATGATGGACAAGCATATGGTTCGCACCATTGCTAACGGTAAGTCTGCTCAGTTCCCAGTAATGGGTCGTACAGACGCTGCCTACCATACTCCAGGTGCAGAAATCACTGGCGACAGCATCAATCACTCAGAAAAGGTCATTACAATTAACGACCTTCTGTTGGCTTCTACCTTCATTGCAAACATTGATGAAGCTAAAAACCACTATGATGTTCGCTCAGTATACTCAAAAGAAATGGGTATTGCACTTGCTAACCAAATGGACAAGCACATTTTCCAGACTATTGTACAGGCCGCAAATGAAACAACTGCGACTGTCACTGGTGAAGCTGACATGGTTGGTACTGTTATTACAGATGCCGATGGCGATACAAACGCTGACTCACTAATTGGGTCATGCTTTGCAGCAGCTCAGGCATTGGATGAGAAGAACGTCCCAGAAGACAACCGTTATATCGTTGTAAAACCAGCACAGTACTACTTGCTGGCTAATAGCACTAACGCTATTAACACCGATTTCGGTAACGCTGGAAACGGCTCAACAGCATCAGGTCGTATCCTGCAAGTGGCTGGAATGCAAGTATTGAAGTCAAACAATCTACCGACTTCAAACGTGACTGCTGGCGTAGCTGCTGGTACAGGCACTCGTCAAGCTGTTGACGCATCGAACACTGTGGCACTGGTATTCCACCCGTCTGCCGCTGGTACTGTCAAGCTGATGGACTTGGCTACAGAGTCTGACTACGACATCCGTCGTCAGGGTACTCTGATGGTCGCCAAGTACGCTGTCGGTCATGGCGTACTACGCAACGAAGCTGCTGTTCAGATTCAAACTGCCTAGTAGTTATACGGGGGGCTTTCTTACGGGAAGCCTCCCATTTTACATAAAGAGGATATCATGGCACTGAACCCCACAACAAAGCTGGAGGCGGTGAACGTCTGCCTGACGAATATAGGCGAAGCACCTGTTGCTTCACTTACTGGCCTTCAGGTGGATGCTCAGGTTGCTTCCTCGATTATCGACGAAATTTCCCGTGAAGTACAAACTAACGGGTGGCACTGGAATACAGAAAAGCACACACTAGCACTTAACATCAGTAACGAAATTGTCCTACCAGCAAATACGCTGAGAGTTGATACCATTGATGGAGACATGAGCGTTGATGTAGTGCAAAGAGGTATGAAGCTATATAATAGAACTGATAATACCTACACGTTTACAAAAGCCTTAAAACTACATTTAACTATCGGTCTGGATTTTGAAGATATGCCAGAGTCAGCCCGACGTTATATTACTATGCGTTCCTCTCGGGTATTCCAAGAGAGAACCCTCGGTTCAGATTCACTCTCTAAATTTAATAGAGGTGATGAACAACAAGCTTGGTCACTATTACAGCATGAAGAAGCTGAGACAGGTGACCACAACATGATCACAGACAATTATTCAACATACTCTACAGTATCTCGGTCTGCTCCGATTAGGAGGACGTACTAATGGCTCTCGTTGCTGGCTCTATGCCAAATATGTTTAACGGTGTCAGTCAGCAACCCCCTGCCCTTAGATTGCCAAACTCCTGTACAGAAATGGAAAATGGCTGGGCTTCCCTTGTTGCTGGCTTACAGAAAAGGTCTGGGACAGATATTGTTGCCCGTGTTGGTAACAATGTAACAGGCAATGTAAAAGGTCATTTCTTTGAAAGATTTGATGGTAAGAAGTTTTTTATTACCGTCCAAGATAATGACATTAAGGTGTACGATGATAGTGGTGTGCAGAAGACAGTTAATGGCACATTAAGTAACGCTTATCTTAACTTTAGTGCTGACCCACGTTCAAACTGTAAGATGATTACTGTTGGTGATACTACGTTCTTACTTAACAGGACTAAAGATGTTGCAGCCACAACTGCCGCTGAGGCCAGCATCACACCAGCACGTTTAGACCCATCCAGATACTGGTCAATATTTATTAAAGGGTCTCTGAGTAACTCTAATTACGCTGTATACATAAACAACGTACTTAAAGCTAATTTTACCACAGGGGCAAACACAGAAGCCTCCAACGCTGTTGAGCGTACAGAGACTATCGCACAAGAGCTGGTTAATGACTTGGTAGCCAACGGCTATACAGCAACCAGACATAACTCCACTATTTCACTTTATCTAGCCTCATCTGATGTAGTCACTGTTGATGAAGGTAACGGCGGCAACGCAATGACCGTGTTTAAGGAGGAGCTGGTGTCCTTTGAGGATTTACCAGCACAGGACGCAACAGGTCGTTTGGTAAAGATTATTGGTGAGCCAGATTTTGATGGTGATGTTTATTATGTGGTCTATGACGGTAACGTGTGGAAAGAAACTTTTGGCTATAACAAAAAGAGAGAGCTTACGCCCTCTACACTACCACACACTATAGTATATAATGCATCCTCCGATGATTTTACATTTGCAGATCACACTTGGTCTTCTATGTTTGCTGGTGATGAAAACACTAACGCTGACCCTACTTTTGTAGGTAAGCCAATAAATGATATATTCATCCACAAGGGACGCATGGGCTTCCTAGCAGATGAGAATGTAATCTTGTCAGAGGCAGATTACTTTGAGAACTTCTGGCGTACTACTACAGCCCAGCTCGTAGATAGCGACCCTATCGATATTGCAGCCGTTACAGGCCAAGTAGCCTTGCTCAACTTTGCTGTATCGTTCAACAAGAAGCTACTCATCTTCTCAGACAGAACACAGTATATTTTAGACTCTCTAGATATATTGTCGCCTAAGACAGCCTCGCTAGACTTTGCGTCAGCCTTCAACTGCTCCAGAACACAGTCACCCATTCAGGTGGGGGCTTACATCTATTTTGCAGATGACACAGGTACAAACACAAAGGTCATGGAATACTTTGTAGATAATGACCTTAATACAGAAAATGCTGATGAGATATCAGCCCAGATACCAGAATACATCAAAGCACCTATTCAATACATGGATGGGTCAAGTAGATTATCCAGTATCTTCTTTTTAGGTAACAACCCCAACGAAGTGTACGTCTACAAGTACTTTCAAGGTACTCAAGGTAAAATACAATCGTCATGGGGTAAATGGATATTTGAGGGAAATATTAAGTATTTCTCACTAGTAGATAACAACATCTACTTCCTCATCGATTATCCTAATGATGGCCTGTATCTAGAGACAATGAACATTGAGGAAGACTCTGTAAGGAGTAACACCTCATTCCCCGTTCACCTAGATCATAGCATGAAGTTTTCTGCAACTACTCGCAGTTACAATGCCACCACAGGTCTTACCACATTTACTCTCCCCCACCCCACACCAGCTACGGCTGAGTTCGTTCAGACTGATGCAAGTACTCCCAGAGGCTTTGTGATTAATACTACAAGAAACAACAGCACAGAGTTCACTGCTGTAGGTGACTATACAGGGTCTACCTACGATAATGCTATAATAGGCAGAAACTTTAACTTCAGATACGAATACTCTCCCTTCTTCTTGAAAGAGGATAAGGGACAAGGGTCTGTTGCTATCCAAGATGGAAGACTGTCAATCAGATATCTGTCAGTCCAATATGAAGACACCGCCCAGTTTACAGCCAAGGTAACCAACCGAGGCCGTCCACCTTATGAATATACTTTCTCAGGTAGAAACTTGGGTTCGTCTAACAACATCATTGGTGGTCTATCTTTGGACGACGGTGAGTTTAAGTTCCCTGTTATGGGTGAAAATATCTACACCACAGTCGAGCTAAAGAACGATACACCCTTCCACTGTACCTTTACAGGCTCAGAGTGGACAGGACAGTGGACACCAAAAGCAGTCAGAAGGTTCTAATGATACATACCGAAGTTACTGAGGCTTGGCATATCCCGTCATTGGCCTCACGGCTTCGGGAATCTGACAAGCAAGAAATCAAAGCATCATCCGACCTTGAACCCTTAGAGGGTCTAACTAGGTCGGTTGAGCATTCCCCCATCTGCTATACCATTATGGAAGGTAAGTTACCTATAGGCATTTTTGGTACAGCTCCTGATGAAAACAATACAGCTCTTATATGGATGTTAGCTAGTGATGACCTAAAGCGTCACTCTAGGCAGTTTATCCGTGAGAGCAAAATATATATTCAAGATTTACACAAAGAGTCTAATGCAGACCTGTTGTGGAATCTAACAGATAAAAGAAACACAGTTCACCACAAATGGCTGAAATGGTGCGGCTTCAAGTTTATCCGAGAGGTAACTTGGGGAACATACGATTTGCCATTCTACGAATTCGGAAGGTTTGAAAATGTGTGACATAACAGCAGCCATTCAAGGTGGACAAGCCGTTGCACAGTATGAGGCTGAAAAAGACCAAGTAAAGTCAGCAAATGCCGCAGCAATGTCTAGTATCGCCAGTGGACAAAAAGATTATAATTATAGAACTGGAGTTCTCCAAGAGGACTTTCAGCAAAATACGCGCGCACAGAACCAGAGTGAATTCGATGCAATTATGGCTGGTCGTGCCGCAGCAGCTACAGGCGTAGCCTCAGCCGCCTCAGAAGGCGTAACAGGCAAGTCTGTATCAAATACAATAGATTCTATCGTTCAGCAGAGTGCAAGAAACAAAGTCAGGGTAAAAGACCAAGAAGGTGTCCTAGAGCGTCAATATGAAGCTCAGGGTCGTGGTGCAATGAAAGACCTTGAACAAGTGTATGCCTCTAATCCAATACAAGCCGCCCCTAATCCTTTGGGGGCTATTCTTGGAATTGGTGGAGCAACTGCTGGGGCTAACGATAGAGTCATAGACGCTAAAGGTAAGGGCTTCCTACCTTCCATGTTTGGATAAGGAAAGATAAAATGGCACGGCAAACAGTTGATTTAGGCTCAGTTTCCTCCTTTGCGAAGGGCGTAGGAAACGTGGGTTCAGGTTCAGTGCAGTATAAAGCAAACCCAAATGCTGGCAGTTCTGCGGGAATGCTAGCTAAGAGTTTGAATATCGCGCTGGATGTATCTCAGCAAAATGATCGCAGAAAAAAAGAAGAAGAAAACACCAGATTCCAGACTGAGTTTAACAGCTATGTTTCTAAGGCTTTACAAGATGACAATGTTACAGGCATCGAAGAGCTAGATACGCTGTATCCAGACATGAATATGACCAGAAAGCTTCTCATTCTTGAGGCATCTGGTAAGGCAGCTATCCAGCGTGATGAGGGTTTCCAAAGCATTATTGCTGGCATCGGTACACAAACCACAGATGACAATGGAAACACTGTAGGAACACCAAATACACTAGACGGCATCAATGCTGGTTATCAGCAAGCCGAACAATATATCAGAGACAATAATGCTGACGCTAATGCCCCATATATGTCAGGTATGCTTGGGTATCTAGAAGCACAGAGAGCTGCTCAGGTACAGCAGTTTGTAGCTGGTAAGAGAGCTGATGAGCTGTCAGCAACCGTTAATCAGTTTGAGACTACAGATAAATCTCTTGCAGCCGTTGGTGATTGGGATGCCTTATTAGCCCGAGACCTAACTTGGAAAGAGGCTGGTGGTAATGATTTTATCCAAGGCAAAGAACGTAATGCCTCTATCTTGAATTCGTCGTATAATCAGGCTCTGCTCGATAGAGACATAACATCGTTGAGTAAAGCACCCGAAGAATACAAGGGTATGATGAAGGGTAAGCCTCAGTTATGGCAGAGCTACCTAGAAGACGTACAGCGTCAAATAGATAAGCTAGTTGCTACAGATACAGCATCCAAGCTCAAGCAATCAGATGATGCCCGTAAAGCTCGAGAACAGGCTTTGCTAGACCAGATGATTAAAGGTGACCCCCCGTTAACCCAAGATGAAATAAGAGAAGTAGAGGCAAATTCTAGCCTAAGTGCTTCTAGGCAACGCCTAAGATTGAACACTGGTGTATCTACACAAGCATCTGCAATTAACCTTGCAGGATTAGTAGGACAACTAAAAGAAGTTGATGAACTAGAAGAACTTACACAACTCGGGTTATCAGAAGAGGCTCTAAATAACCCTGAAGAAATTATACGGTGGGCAAGTACACAGCCTAATATTCATCCTAATGATGTCCCTGCATTAATTCAGGCCACACAGGATGCTTACTATGTAACTGATGTTAAAAATTCTAATGAACATAATAGGTTTGAGAAACAGATAGAAGGTGTTCTAGCCGATATAAGAAATGTAAGTATCTTAGATTCTGAATATGGACAGGCCGCTGGCTTGTTGAGTCAAGATAGTACTTTTTATAGTAGAGGTAAAACTCTGGCAAAAGATGAATTTTCTGAATTAGTAGAAATTTATAGAGAAGAAAACGGAAACGAAAAACTTACCAAAAGACATCTTAAAGATATAAGAGAATTGGTTGTCGCAAAAGTTGATAAGTATGTGTCTGGTTTCAAAGGACAGTCCGTCGCTATGTCAGCTTACTCTCTCGATGATAAGGTTAAAGACTTACGCAATACTAGCAATGAGTATAGAGACCCCGAGTCTGGTATTATCTACCCTGTGATTACTCCAGATGCGGCCGCTGAAATATTAGCCTCTGCACCAGCAGGGCAAATACCAGTATTCAAACAAATTACCCCCAATAGACTTATTCAAACACAGTAGAGGTGAATATGAGTATCAACGATCTGCCTACTTGGAGTTTGTCTAGTGAGGAACTGGAGGAGCTTCGTAAGAAGAAAAAGGAAAAGGAAGACAACATAAAGGCCAAGCAACAAGCGGCACAAAGTCTTAATACCCCTGCTCCTGCTAATACTTCAACTACAACTCCTCCGACATCAACAGCTACATCCTCAGCTCCTACAACCTCAACTAGTGCTATTGATCAAGGACAACAGCAGTTTAATACTAGGTTTGAGGCTGGAGAGGCTGATACTACTGAAGACTCCGTAGTTGAAGATCAGGACTTTTTAATTGCGGCACGAAATGTCTACCGATTTAATAATGGTGGGGCAGATTTTGAGGGAAATGACAGGGAACTAGCAGATTATGCCTTAGATACTATGGGCTGGTTCAACTACAATCTACCAAAGATGACCGTAGATGCGGCAGTCATATCCCGTGCTGACGATAACACCAAAGCGTCCTTCTTATATCTCATGGAAGCCTATGACGATAAAAATATCTCATGGGATGGAACATGGCGTTTTACTAAAGGTGTCTTTACCGACCCAACAACCTATGCTGGATTAGCCACATTTGGTATCGGCACTGCCGCAAGCCAGACAGCTAGAGTCATGACTAAAGAAGGACTGAAAGCTCTTTTTAAAGGCGGTCTTCGTAACACCACGATAGCTGGTATTGAAGGCGGTATTTATGCCTCTGTTGATGATATCAATCGTCAGGTCGTGGAAACATCAGTCACTGGTGAAGAGATTGATACAGATCGTACCTTAAAATCCGCTGGTATAGGCGTACTAACTGCTGGAACAGTAGGATTTATAGCAACCCCAGCTATTAACAAAGCACAACAGATATTTGGTTCTAAGCCTAAGAAGCGCAAGACGACTAAGGGAGCTGCTAAGACAGCCGACAGTGCAAAGCCAAAAGATGAAGTCTCAGCGGATGTAAATGAAGCTGGAGAGAAGCTTGTAGCCCGTGCAGAGGTTGAAGGAGCATCAGAACCAAAACTAGGTGTTACCTCAGCTATTATGAAAATTCGTGAAGCTGTCGAGAAAACCACTAAGAAAGGTTTTGTGGCTGTAGACCCAGAAACAGGTGTGCAGAAGCGGAAGCTCATAAAAGAGTCTACCGATATGCTGACTGCTGTACTGAGCAAAGTCACCAGAAACCCTGATGGAAGTGTAGATGATGTGTCTCTTCAAAGAGAGATACTTGCTATGCAACTGTCTCAGGCCGAGAGCAACGCTCTGGGTATTGCTGTACAGCGTACAATGTCTGACCTTGTTGAGGAGATTGCTGATGTTATCGAACAGGGTGGCAAGAAGCTAACCGATGAGCAAGCAAGTGACCTAGCTGCACAACGTCTAGAGCTTGAGGATGCATTCCGTAAACTTAATGTTATTGATGAAGGTTTTCGTTCTAGTGCCGCCCGATCACAAGGGGCTAGACAGGAAAACATTTATAGAGGCGAACTACTCAATATTTTACCAGAAGATATAGCTGCTAAAGAAAATATACCTATTGCTCAAGCTGAGAAAATTTATCTCGATATGGTAGATAAAAGCAGAAGTCTTTTGCTTAAAGATAACGAGCTAAAAAAGCTTAAAGGTAAAATAGAACGGGCTATTAAAGCTAACAGGATTGATAAAGCCGCCAAGTTGTCAGCACAACGTAGAGAAATGCTACAACAGAAACTAAGGGAACAAAACCCAGGAATTGGGTATAGAGTAAAGAACTCGTTCCGTAGAACTGTAGAAGGTGTAAACGAATACGTCATTGGTACTGTGTTCACCACATCTACAGCGGTAGTTAACACTGTGCCTTCAGCAATGAAGACTGTATATAAGCCTTTCCTTAACTTTGTAGTCGAGGGTGATTACTTCAGCACTGGTTTCCGCAAGATGAGTGGCACTTACTCAGCGATGTGGAAGATGAGAGGAGCTGCGGCAAGGGCGGCAGTAACTGCATATAGATATGAACGCTCTTTGCTTACTGGAGATTACAGTAGGTTTATCGAAAACCACAACGTCATACCTCAGAAATTCAAAGGGGTCGTACCAGTTGGTTCTGTGATACGAGTATTTCCTAATATCTTGAATATGACTGACGAGTTTTTCCAACAGATTAATTATCGTGGTTATATTGAGGGGGAAGCTATTGCTAACGCTATCCTAGCAAACAAAAAGCTAAAGCGTCCTAAAAAAGGAAAAGCTTTAGATGATTACATCCAAAAGGAAGTAGACAAGGTTGTACTGAATGCCTACGAGCTGATGGACGAAGTTCAGATAAAGCAGAACCTTCTAGAACAAGCTGAAGCCAGAGGGATGAACCCTGTACAAGCTAAGAAGTTTGTGGCTGATGAATTTAAGAAAGACAAAGGCAGAAAAGATACTGTATTCAAAACGGCTCAGAATAAAGAAGGCCGTGGATACACAGAAGACCTTTTGTTTAAACGTCAGTTTACTGGTGATGGTATTGTTTCTGGCGGTGCTAAAAGATACGAAGAGTTCGTCCGTAACCAGCCTTGGATGAAGATTCTAGGCCAGCTTTTCTTCCGTACACCTGTCAGGGTGTTTGAAGAAGGTATAAGGATGACCCCTGGTGTACAGTTTATTCACCCTAGATATATGCAAGATTTACGGGGTGCTAACGGTAAAGCCCGTCAAATTCGAGCGCAAGGCGAAGCATTATTATCCTACAGTATCGCTGGATATGTAATGATGCAGTACGCTCAGGGCAACCTCACAGGCTCAGGCACAGGTGACTATAAGCGTCGTAAGATGCAGGAAGACACTGACAGGCCACAACCCTACACCATAAAATTTGAAGATGGGGAAACTCTTAGTTTTAAAAACTATGACCCATTCTCCACTCCAATCAAGATTATGGTAAATGCTTTTGAGGCATACGAAGAAGTACAGTATAGAGCCAGACAAGGTGAATACGTCGATGATGAAGAGGCTCTTATAAGAGACAGTATGTACGTTGGTATAGGAGCATTATTCAATGCTATTAAAGATGCCAATCTTATGCAGGGTGTCGCTCAGATTTCTGATCTTATAGGTGACTTTGGTAACGAAGATGCGTGGTACAAAGATATTATGAAATTTGGGGCTAAAAAAGCACAATTAGCTTTCCCTAACATGATTTATAAGACCAAGAACGCTTTCTTCGATGATGCACCGACGCTCAAAGACCCTAGAGGTTTTCTACAACATCTCGAAGCCAGAATGGATTTAGGAATAACTGCCGTATCCAACCAGTATGACATTTTAGGTATCCCAAGACGAATGGAGAAGCCTATTAACAGTTTAACTGGTGTATTCCTTACAGATGAAGAAGACCGTCGCAAGGGTAAGACTGACCAAGAACTATTCGTACTGAGGAAGATGGAGCTGATAGCAATAGCTACAGATTCAGCTTTCGAGATACCTAAGCGTGTCCCTCAGTTCTTCGGAAAGCTTGATCTAGCTAAAGAAACAATGCCTGGGTCTCCAGATAAAACGATGTATGACCGCTACGCTGAAATCTACAGAGAAGCTAATGGTGGTTTAGTAAACATCCTGTACCCCATACTAGCTGACGGTGACAAAATGTTTGGAACAGCAAGCAAGGACGGGGCAATCACTCAGGTTGTCAGGGGTGTTATTCAAAAGCAAAAGAATGTAGCTGCAATTCTACTCCTAGAAGAACTAGGGAAAATACCAGAATGGCAGAATAGAAAGGTCTTTGAGGCCGAGGCACAAGCTGGCCTTCGGGACGACTACATCTTCCCTAACGTAAGAAATTAAAGGTAAACATAATGGCAAACTCCATCTTTGAAGCAACAGGTGATGGGAACGCAACGGATTTTACTATTCCGTACAACTACCTAGAAGCAAACGATGTTACTGCTTTTGTAGGTGGGGTTTCCACTAGCTTCACATTTCCTTCAAGTAACATTGTTCGTATTTCTCCAGCACCAGCTATTGGTACTGATATTCGTATTGTGAGAAATACGGACATTGCTGCCCTCAACGTAACCTACTCAGATGGTGGGGCGTTGACAGCAGACCAACTAAATAACTCTAACACCCAGCTATTGTTTGGTGTTCAGGAGGCTATTGATACAGCTAACGAGGCTATGATCCTCGATAACGACGGTAAGTTTCAGGGTCAGGTATCCAGTACTAACCGTGTAATTAAGAACGTAGCTGATCCAACAAACGCTCAGGATGTAGCCACAAAGAACTATGTGGATACAGCGTCTACCTCTCAGGTAAACCAAGCGACCCAACAGGCCACTAATGCCGCTAATTCTGCCACAGCTTCTGCCAACAGTGCTACAGCTAGTGCAAACTCAGCATCAGCGGCTTCTACATCAGAAACAAATGCCGCTACATCGGCTTCTACAGCCTCTACTCAGGCCACTAATAGTTCCAACTCTGCGACAGCTAGTGCAACTTCAGCCACCTCCAGTGCAACCTCAGCGACAGCTAGTGCTAACTCAGCAACCGCTGCGGCCTCTAGTGCTACAGATGCTCAGGGAAGCGAGGATGAAGCTGAAGAGTGGGCTATTAAGACTAATGGTATTGTAGCAAGCACTGGGTACTCATCCAAAGCATGGGCTACAGGTGGTACAGGTGTTACCTCTTCATCTGGTGCTGGTGCGGCTCAGGAATGGGCAACTAAAGCGTCTAACTCTACAGTCGATGGGACTGAGTTATCTGCCAAGGCTTATGCTGTAGGTGATATGAACAGAGGTTCTGCTGGCTCACACTCAGCTAAAGATTGGGCAAGCTATTATTCTGGTCTTAACACAGTAGACGGTACACACAAGTCAGCAAGGGCTTACGCTATTGATGCCGCTAATGCAGTGGCAGACTTCAACCAAGTCTACTACGGAACATACGCTTCTGATTCAGATGCTGAGACAGCCCACACAAACGCTGGAAACACTGTAGCTGCTGGGGACTTGTATTTCTCAAGCTCTACAAATGCAGTCCGATATTACAATGGTTCTACTTGGACAGATATAGCGGCTGTCAATACCTCAAACTTTGCTACGGCTGGCTTTAGTATAGCCATGTCGATTGCCCTATAAGGATATATTATGGCACAGAATTTTAGACGATACAGCCTCAATGCTGTCGGCACATCTGCCGCAGATATTCCTGATGGGGCTAACTTTGATAGCTACGACACTATTGTAGGTATCCACATGACAAACATTACAGCAAACGCAATCAACGTAGAATGCTACATCAACGATGGAACTAACGATATTTACCTAGTCAAGGGTGCGCCTATCGCTGCTGGCGGTGCGCTTCAGGTACTTGATGGTGGTGCAAAGGTGGTTGTGCAATCAGGTGACAGGCTCTGGATTAAATCAGACACAGCAAGTTCACTAGACTGCTGGGTATCTGCTGTTGATGCAATTAGTTCATAGGAGTGAGTTATGGGATATGTAGGTAATCAAGCTGTACAAGGGTACAGTAGCATCCCTGCTAAACAGGACTTTACTGGCGCAACAGGCACAAGCCTAACGCTTACACATCCTGTATCAAGCGCAGAGAGTATTGACTTATTTATTAACAATGTTCGCCAAGAGCCTACTACTGCTTATAGTGCGGCTGGTACTACTGTAACGCTGACAGGTTCGGTTGTTGCTACTGATGATATCTATGTGGTTTACAACGCACTAGCTCTGCAAACAACTGTACCACCTGACGGTTCTATTACATCAGCAAAGCTTGACCCTAACCTAGTCTTGGGTGGTGGTAGCTTCTTGGGTGATAGTGGTGGTGGTACGGCAGACATCTTTCGGGTGCATCAGAGTGAGTTAAACACCAGCGTCACTGTAGTAGCAAATACCAACGCACTATGTGCAGGGCCGCTTACAATAGCAACAGGGGTTACGTTGACAGTCAACGGAAACTTGGTGATAGCATGAGTACATTAAAAGCAGATACAATCGTAGCATCAGACGGCACTAGCCCTGTCACACTGACTAAGCAGAGTGCGGCAAAAAGCTGGTGTCATATAGATGGCGAAGGTACTCCTGTTATTTCAGGTAGCGGAAGTTTTAACGTATCTAGCTTGGGCGACCTTGCTACAGGTATGGTATCCGCTAACTTTACCAATAATATGGCTAATGACGATTTTGCTCATTCTTTTACTCCAAGAGACGAATCTTTTATTGCGCTGTTGCAAGAACTGCATACTTCAACCATACGAAATACCTCTAGGTGTGTTGCTTTGTGTCATAACGATACAACCACAGTACACGCTGATTGTGACGCTAGAAGTTATACAGTACACGGAGACTTAGCATGAGTGAGATTATTACAGACAAACTCACTGGCAAGACTGCGGCTGGGAATGTGACCATTACCTCTGAGGGCGGTTCTGCTACGATGCAACTGCAACAGGGGCTGGCGAAGGTTTGGTCTAATCTGAATGGTACTGGCACTATTGCGGCTAGAGATAGTTTTTCAATAACCTCGTACACCGATAATGGCACTGGCGATTACACCCACACATTTACCAATGCTATGGGCAATGTAAATTATTGCTGGCAGTTGACAGTAGATTATGAAGCTGGAACAGCTAAAAATGGCAATATTGGGGGCGATAGCAGTTCACAGACAACTGCCGCAATTAGATTGCACAGCTACGGTTTGTCAAATTCCGTTGAAAATGATTTTGATACTCTCAATGTATCACTTTTAGGAGACCTCGCATAATGGCTGGCAAGATTATAGCAGATACGCTGGAACACAGCACCGCAGGGTCGCTTGATACAAGTTACGTTGTTAAGGGTAGTGCAAAAGTAACAGGAAACTTACAATCAGATGCTAGTAGCAATGCGGCAGTTTCTTTAAACATATCTAGCGTAACAGATGTTGCCGCATCTCAAAACACGGTTGCAGTTACTAACGCCTTTTCTGCGGCTCTGGCTGTTGCGGCCTTAATTAGCAACCACGATAGCAGTTACAACAGAAGCCATTCGGTTGATGATACAAGTGCATCTTCGTTTCTTACTCGCTCTTTTACTTCATCAGGCGGCGCACTTAGTGGTTCAGATGTAGCACATTCAATAGCATTTTTCGGAGACCTCGCATAATGCAGACACCAGAATTTCAAGGCACACGTCTCTGGGATAGGCTGTGCTGGGCAAAGGAAAACCTAGAAGGTCATCAGTCTGACTATCGTGTAGTGTATGAAGACAGCATTGACGAGTGCGCCAAGATTCTTGTGCCAGACCCTAACTGGATGGCTTGCGCTATGCAGGGTGGCATCTTACCGCCAGTGTGGGTGTACCATGAGCTTGCTAAAGACGAGGCTTCAGAGGGCTTTAAACGCCACACAAGAGGCTACTTACTGCACGAAACAGAACCTGTAGAAGCCATGACAGAGGAAGAAGCGATTGAGTACTTAATTCTCAAGGACTGCCCTCGTCATGTGTGGGAAAACTATAACGAAGGTAATCGTCCTAAGATGATTATTTGCACTAAAAAACAACTACCTCAGACTAGAGAATGGCGTAATGCTTGGAAGATTTCTGAGGAACTTAACATAGCCGCATAGGAGAATATAGTGGTTGATACATATATCGTAGACAAAGACGGTAATCAGGCTAATGCTGCTAGTGTTACCGTTCCAGCTAATCGTGACTTTCGTGGAGCGTGGTCACTAAGTGGTAGCGTTATTTCAGAAGACATGGACGCTGCAAAAGAAATCTTCAAGGATAAAATTCGTGAAGTTCGTGCGCCTTTGCTTGAAGCTAAAGATGTAGAACTAATGAAAGCATTAGAAACAAGTGCTGACACTTCAGCTATTGCTACTGCTAAAGATGCTCTGCGTGATGCACCAGCAGCTTCAGCTATTGCTAACGCTACAACTATTACTGAACTGAAAGCTGCTTGGGATACTGCCACATTAGGTGACAATCCTTACGCATAAGGAAGGATTACACTAATGGCTTTATCTAAATTACAGGCTGAGAGCCTAAACCTTGCAGATACATATACTTTCACTGGCACTGTAAGCGGTGCTGGTGGCGGTGTAGATACAAGCACTGCTGTTGCCAAAGGCTCTGCTAGCATTAACGTGCTTAGTGGGTTGAACAAAGCATGGTGGCATTTAGACAGCAACAACGGTGTTATTGATGATAGCTATAATGTTAGTTCATTTACAGATTATACAGGCTATTCTCAAGTTACCTTAACAAACACAATGGCTAATAACAAATGGACTTGTGTTTTAACGAGTGATGAACTTGAAGCTGTAATGTCTATCTTTGGTGGTTTTGAAACAACTACAGAGTGCTATTATCGCTCGTATTACCCAACGATAGCTTATGCTGAACCAGATGATGTGTCTGGTATCCTAACAGGAGACCTTGCATAATGCCCTACATAGGTAAAAATCCAGTAGGCGGTGGCTTTCACAAGCTAGACGCTCTTACTGCTTCTGCTACAGCTACCTACGCTTTGACGCTAGGGTCTGCGGCATACTTTCCAGAGACAGCTAACCAGCTACTTGTATCTCTAAACGGTGTTATCCAAGCACCGCAAGACAGCTTCACAGTGTCAGGTTCTGACCTAGTGTTTGACACGGCTCTGACATCTTCAGACAGCATCGACTTTGTTGTGGCCTTGGGTGATGTGCTGGGTGTGCAGACGGTTACTGATGGGGCTATTACAACTGCCAAGTTGGGTAATGGTTCTGTTACACAGGCTAAACTTGCTTCTAGTGTTACTCTAATTCCTACTGGAATGATTGCACCTTTTGCTATGAGTACAGCCCCTACAGGCTGGCTAGAATGTGATGGCTCTGCTGTATCAAGAACAACTTATGCAGACTTGTTTACTGCTTTAAGCACAACACATGGCGTAGGGGATGGCTCAACTACATTTAATGTGCCTGACCTAAGAGGCGAGTTTGTTCGTGGTTGGGATAATGGCAAGGGTACAGATAGCGGCAGAACATTTGCTTCATCTCAAGCAGACAATGCTAACTCTATTAGTCAGTTTAATAGTAGTGGTTCTGGTCAAATATCTGGTTCGTCTTTTACAGTCACTGTACCTACTGACGGCACGTATTCAAGTTACTTATCAATGGATGGAAGATTAACCACATACGGTCAAGGTGCTATTAGATTTCAAACAAATGGCATAGAAACAAGACCTCGCAACATCGCCATGATGTACTGCGTAAAAGCATAGGAGACTGACATGGCTTTAATTAAACTAAACAATCAGTCTCTGTCTGCTGTTACTAGCGCAGGGTTGCCCAGTGGTAGTGTGTTGCAGGTTCAACGCACACAGATTAGTGCAACGTCACAGATTGCCTGTGCCTCAGACACTGACACAGAAATAGGTGTGTTAGCTGTAAACATTACGCCCGTGTCTACTAATAGCATCATCAAGATTGAAGCTATGGTGAATGGCGAATGGGGAGATTATAGTTCGGTATTTAATTCAACTTGGTTTTTCTACAGAGATTCTACAAAGTTATCTACCCCTGCCGCTGGTACACGTAACGTAGGTATCTTGATGGGTTCTTCTTTGTCGTATCAAGCAGATGACGCTAGTTCAACCCCAGAAACCGCTAATTATATGTACTTTGATACACCAAACACAACTTCACAAATTACTTATAAGGTAGGTGTTAAGCAGTCAGAAAACTCTACTGTAAATTGGAATTTAAATAGATGTGTAGCAGATTCGGACATTAAAGACCAAGAACGTGGCGTGTCTTTGATTTGCGTAACGGAGATTGCAGGGTGAACCAGAACGATATCCTAATAGCAACGGGGGGTGTCTCTGCTCCTCTGTGGCTTCCTGTTTTGAACCAGTGGGTAGCCCTAGTCGTGGGTGTGATGTCTATTGTATACCTCGCATTCAAAATCTATAAATTTTTCTGGGATAAGTAATTACAGATACAAGTTAATCTTATAAAGGTAATCGAATGGCAAATAAGAAAAAGAAGAAAAAGAATTATGGCTTTATGACGGGTGTCTTATCAGCTCTTGGTATCAATAGAAATACTAGAGGATACACCCCTAACCAACAGCCAATGATCAGGTCGGGACAAGGTAGAAGTCAATACACTAATTAGGAGAAGGCGATGCTGGCTGAGTTAGCTGCTGCCAATGCCGCTTTTGGAATTTTGAAACAAACCATAGCCAACGGCAAAGAACTCATGTCGGCTGGCAAAGCCATCTCTGATTTAATTAATGCTGAAGAAGACCTACGGAAAAAGGGCGAGAGAAAAAAACGCTCTTTCTGGAGAAACGTGGGCGGTAGCGAGGGCGAAGACCTCGAAGAGTTTATGGCGTTAGAGTCTATTAAGGCAAAACGTGCCGAGCTAGAACAAGCGATGATTTACTATGGTCGCCCAGGATTACACAGTGATTGGATAAAGTTTCAAGTAGAAGCCCGAAAAAAGCGTCAAGCAGAAATACAAAGAATAAAGAAAAGAAAACAAGAAATAATGGAAATAGGATTGATAGCAACCTTCACAATAGTTGGGGGAGCTGTAGTTATCTACTTTGCTGGTCTCTTCTATCTAGCCTTCAGGAGATAACATTATGATTGGCATGATTATACAAGGTGTCATGGGTGTCGCTAGTGAAGCTGTAGGCGGCTACATGGAGACCAAGAAAGCTAAGGCCAAGCAAAAGTTGGTCAAGATTGAGGCTGAAACAAGCCTAATGGAAAAACAAATAGCAGGGGAAATTGATTGGGATGTTGCTGCACAAAAAAATTCCAGTGGAAGCTGGAAAGACGAATACCTTACAATTTTGTTCAGTATCCCACTTTTACTCTGTTTCTTGCCGTGGACTGTCGAGTACGTTGAACGTGGCTTTGCAGCGTTGGCACTCACACCTGAATGGTACAAATATACCCTTGGTGTAATCGTATCAGCTTCCTTCGGTATCAAGGGTGCTACTAAGATGTTCGGGGGCAAGAAGTAATGCCCAGACAGATTACAAGATTGAATGAGGGTAGCGAGATAACCATCCCCCTCAGAAACCTAGTGTCCATGATTGCTTTTACAGCCGTGTCCGTCTGGGTATACTTCGGGCTGACAGAGCGCATCAGCTTTTTAGAGCATGAACAAGAAATGATGATTATTGAAATCGAAGAGAACGATGAGTGGATTGATGATTTCCAGCCACCAAAGGAAGTACAGGATACTGTACGTCGAGTTCAGGAACTGGAGATAGAGCTGGCTAAAATTAAACTGGTATTACAACAGGCAACTGGTAGATGGAATTAAGCCACATAGAAATGATTGTCCATGTCCTCGTTCTTATAGGGGTCTGGATCAATACAGCAATCAATATTGTTCACAGGATAAACAGTAAATGACAGAACTGATCGAACAACTGAAACGACATGAGGGCATTAAGCTTACACCATACAAATGTACATCAGACAAGTTGACCATAGGCGTTGGGAGAAATCTGGAAGACGTAGGTATCTCCGAGCAAGAGGCAGAGATGCTTCTACAAAACGATATACAGAGAGCAGTAACCCAACTGAAGGAACGCTTTCCGTGGACTTTGGAATTAGACGAGGTACGTTTCGCAGCCCTTATCAACTTCACATTCAACGTAGGGATAGGGACAGTCTCCAAGTTCGTAAACGCAATGGCTCTGCTAAAGGCAAAAAACTACGATATGGCAGCAGACGAATTCTTACAGAGCCGCTGGGCTGAACAGGTAGGCCAACGAGCAGTTGAAGTTACAGAGCAAATCCGTACAGGAGAATGGCAATGACCCAGAGAGCATCGGAAGACCTCCTGTCTACCCTGCATGACGCAGTGGCTCAGGAGTTACTAGGCCGAGTTAGATCAGGGGAAGCATCCCCAGCAGAACTCAGTGCAGCCATCAAGTTCCTCAAGGATAACGGTATCGAAGCCCTGCCTACCATAGATAACAACATCGGTAAGCTCATGGCTTCCCTTCCAGACTTTGAGGAGGATACAGATGACCACCCTATCAATTAGAAAAGGTGAGAAGCTATCCACTGCTGCTGGAGCTGGCTTAACCGCTAAAGGCCGAGCCAAGTATAACCGAGAGAATAACGCTAACCTAAAAGCCCCTGCCCCCAATCCTAAGACTGATGAAGCAAAAGGACGTAAGCGTTCTTTCTGCGCTCGGATGGCTGGAGTGGTGAAAAAATCTAAGAACGCAGAACGGGCTAGAGCATCAATGAGAAGGTGGAACTGTTAATGTCACTTTATGAAAACATGAATAAACGTAAGAAGGCTGGCACTAGCCGCCCTAAGAGTAAATCAACTGTTGACCCTAAGACATATGCCAAGATGGCAGCTAAGAAGGGTGGCTTTGCTATTAAGAAGAAAGATAAAGCCTAGATGTCAGGAAAAGGCTCTAGGAAGCCCATACAGAGTCGGGAGGGTCTTTCTGGTGTAACCATACCCCAAACACCCGAGAAGACTCTCAGTGATCCTCTGAGGCCGATTAAAGAGGACTTCAGGAAGTTTCTCTACATAGTATGGAAACAGATCAAGCTTCCTGACCCTACTCCCGTCCAGTACGACATTGCACAGTTTCTACAGGACGGTGAGACCAAAATATGTATCCAAGCGTTCCGAGGGGTTGGTAAGTCGTTCATTACGTCTGCCTATGTACTCTGGGAACTACTCAGAGACCCCCAGAAGAAGATACTGGTGGTATCAGCTTCTAAGAACAGGGCAGATAACTTCACTACCTTTACCCTTAACCTGGTCAACCAGATGGAGGTACTAAAGCATCTTATACCTAAAGATAACCAGAGACAGTCCAAGATTGAATTCGACGTAGCCCCTACAGAACCCGACCAATCCCCCTCAGTTAAATCTGTGGGTATCACTGGTCAGATTACAGGTACTCGAGCTGACATCATTATTGCTGATGACGTTGAGGTGTTAAACAACTCCGCAACAGCAGATATGCGAGAGAAGCTACTGGAGAGGACTAAGGAGTTCTCGGCTATCCTGAAGCCCAAGAGTGACGCTAGAGTTATCTTCTTGGGTACACCACAGACTGAGGACAGTATCTATAACAAGCTGCCAGAGACCTTTACATCAAGAATCTGGCCTTCTCTCATGCCGACTGAGGATGAGACTGACAAGTACGGTAACGACCTAGCTCCCTTCATTAGGAAGCTCAGAGTAGCCGAGGGCAGCTCAGTAGACCCCTTGAGGTTCTCTGATATGGACTTGGCAGAGCGTAAGGCTGAATATGGTAAGGCTGGCTTCTCTCTACAGTTCATGCTGAATACTCAGCTCAGTGACCTCGAGAGATACCCTCTGAAGATCAGAGACCTCATACTTATGCATACGGCATCAGATAAAGCCCCTCTGGACGTACACTGGATGCCAGACCCTGAGAAGCAATGGAAAGACCTACCCAACCTAGCTATGGCTGGTGACAGGTTCTACCACCCTCGGAGTACCTCTAGTGAGTTTGCAGAGTACACTGGGTCAGTCATGTCTATTGACCCTGCTGGTCGTGGTAAGGATGAGACAGGTTATGCTGTCGTAAAGATGCTGAATGGCTTCTTGTACGTCAGACGCTGCGGTGGCTTCCAAGGAGGCTACACCAATGATACCCTGACTAAGCTTGCAGAGATAGCTAAGGACGAAAAGGTAAACACCATAATCACTGAGGCTAACTTTGGTGACGGTATGTTTACCCAGCTCATGAAGCCCGTCCTGAATAAGATACATCCCTGCATGGTCGAGGAGGTACGTCACAGTACCCAGAAGGAACGTCGTATCATCGACACCCTAGAACCCGTAATGGCTCGGCATAAGCTTATAGTAGACTCCAGCGTTATCGAGACAGACTACAAGTCAGCTCAGAGCTATGACGCTGAGAACAAATACACCAAGACCCTAGTATACCAGATGACACGGGTGACCACCGACAGGGGAAGCCTGAAGCACGACGATAGGCTGGATGCCTTGGCTATTGCAGTCAACTACTGGACTGAGCAGATGGCTCAGGATGAACTCAGGGGCATTGCAGATATACGCAAGGATAAACTCGAGAAGGAACTGGACAAGTTCATGCAGAGTGCCGTGGGTAACTCTAAGTGGACTAAGGGTAACAGTTGGATTGGTACTTACAGATAGGTAATGAAAAATTGCCCAAAAATCTGAAGTGGGTATATCGAGTGGGATGATGGAAAAATCCCCCGGCGGGGGGTCTGGGGGCGTATGC